TCAGAAGTGCCGAAGACATTCTCGAAAGCATAAAACCCTATCTGCTAGAGTTAGGAGTTGCAGTAACAATTAATGAAGAATTAATTGACACTAATCCTATGCCTATAATTAAAACAACTGCAAAGTTGATTGATGATAAAGGTATGGAAGTGAAAGCTGTTGCGATAGTTGGTGTGGACCTCAATCAAAAAGGTATGCAGACTCCACAACAATTTGGTAGTGCATCGAGTTATGGTAAGAAGTATGCGTTAGGTAATCTATTGTTAATAGATGATACGCAGGATAGTGATGCTACTAATGATCACGGCAAAAAGAAATTTACAGCTACAGAAAAAACTAAACAAAAATTAGTTGATATAGAAAAGGCTGTAGGTTATATTAAAGCTGGTGGTAAAATAGAAGCTATCAAAGCTAAGTATGACTTAACGAGTGCGCAAGAAGCAACGTTAACAAAAGTTTAATATGAACAAAGAAGCGATTATTAAAAAGCTTAGGGAAGATGAACATTATTATGGTGAGTTTGGAAAACAATATCTAAGTAATAGTGACATAAGAACTTTGCTTAATAATCCTTTAGCACTTGGAGAACAATCTAAACCAAGCCCAGCATTTTTAGTAGGCGGCTATTTCCATACTGCAATTCTTGAACCTAACAAGTTAAAGAAATATAAGGTTATCGAAAGCAGTACAAGAAATACAAAAGCCTATAAAGAAATATCAGGCGGAGAGCTGTGTTTGTTACAGCATGAAGTTGATAGGATAGATTTGATGACGGAAAAAATAATGGAAAATGATATATGCCGCGGACTCATACGTGGTATAGATGTTGAGTACGAGAAGCCAGGTATTGCAGAGCTTGAAGGAGCAATGTGGAAAGGTAAAGCTGATATAGTTAACCATGACGAAAAGCTTATAATTGATTTGAAAACAACCAAAGACATTAATTCTTTCAAGCGTTCTGCTTACCGTTGGAACTACGATTCGCAAGCATATATTTATAGCACATTATTTGGTTATGAATTTGTATTCATAGCTATTGATAAAGAAAGCCATCAAATAGCAGTTATGGATTGTTCACCTGAATTTTATGAGTCAGGTAAAGACAAGGTAAAGAGAGCAGTAGAAGCTTACGATTTATTCTACAAAACAGATGGATTTGATCCATCGCAGTATTTTATTAATTTAACACTTTAATTTTATTATTATGCCTAGAACTAAAACTAGAACCTGTACAGTAACAGGAATGAAAACAAGTACTAACAACTTTTATAATAATCAAACACACGTAAAAGCTGTGGATAACTTGAGAAGAGTCACTGGCGCAACTAAAGACCAGATGACCAGAATGTTTAATCAGTTACAAACATATTAATATGGCAAGTATTATAGCAACAAGTATTGACCTTACAAAAATACCTAAAGATAAAATTATCGATGGTGCAAAGGGGAAGTACTTACCTATTACTATTACTATCAACGATGAAGTTGATCAGTTTGGAAATCAAGGTCCTGTTGTAGTTAGACAAACTAAAGAGGAAAGAGATGCTAAAACTGAAAAAGTTTATCTTGGTAATGTAAAAGTAGTGTGGACGAATGGTGATAATGTTAGTGTAGCACCGAGAGAAGATGCTCCGGCTATGACGCAACAAGTACAACAACCAGTTGATGATTTACCATTTTAAATAGAAATCAATGCAAGTAAACAACACGGAGATTAACGGATTTTTAATCGACCAGTTTAACCAGCACGATTTAAAGGTTGGTGCAACGCAGGGGATTTGTCCCCTGTGTTCACATAACCGTAAGCCTGCAAACAGGACGCAAAAATGTGCTAGTTACGATTGGGAACGTGGACTTGGTACTTGTCATAACTGTAACTCAACATTTCAATTACATACTTATCAACGCAAAGGTGGCGGAGATAAAGAATATAATAAACCAGATTTTTCTACCAAAACACATAAAGCACCTGGTAGTAAAGTAATTGAATGGTTTGAACAGCGAGGCATATTCAAAGATACATTAGAAGCAATGAATGTATCAGAAGGACCAGAGTTCATGCCACAAACTGGCAAGGTTGAAAATACAATTAAGTTCAACTATATGATAGGTGATGAGCTTATCAATATTAAATACAGAGACGGACGAAAGAACTTTAAATTATATAAAGGTGCTGAGAAAGTCTTTTATAATATCAATAGCATTGTAGGTTATGATACATGTGTTATTGTTGAAGGCGAAATGGATGCATTAGCTTTTCATGAAGCTGGAATAACTAATGTAATATCTGTGCCAAACGGTGCTACATTAAACCATAACAATTTAGATTATTTAGATAACTGTATAGATTATTTTGAAGATAAAGAAAAAATAATATTAGCAGTTGATCAAGATGATGCTGGTGTTGCATTACAAAATGAATTAGTAAGAAGGCTAGGCGCAGAAGTATGTTACTTAGTTAATTTTATTGATTGTAAAGATGCTAATGATTATTTACTTAAATACGGTAAAGATGAATTAGTAAATGTAATAAAAGAATGTAGACCAGTTCCGTTAGAAAATGTTACAACATTTAAAGACATAGAACATGAAGTTACAGACTTTGTACAACACGGTTTCAAAAAAGGTTTTCAAGTTGGTTTGTCTAACTTTGATAATATATTCAGTACTTATACTGGGCAATTTATTACAGTTACTGGCATTCCTTCGTCTGGTAAATCAGATTTTGTAGACCAAATGGTTGTAGGTTATAATAATAACTACGGCTGGAAAACAGCATTTGCATCACCAGAAAATGCTCCTACCTATTTACATGCGCATAAGCTAATGCGTAAAGTATGGCAAGACATGCCACGAAAATCAGATATTGGCTCAGCTAAATGGAAACAAGTAGCAGAACACGTTAACGATAACTTTTTCTTTATCGATATGGAACGTTATACTCTTGAAACAGTATTACGTAAAGGTGCAGAATTAGTTAAACGTAAAGGTATTAAATGTCTTGTTATAGACCCATTTAATAAGATTAGAGATACAGAATGTAAGTCTGAAGATGTAAATAGATATACAATGGATTATCTAACTAAGATTGAAATCTTTGCAAAGAAGTTTGATGTATTAGTATTTATAGTAGCGCATCCAACTAAAATGTACAAAGATAGTAATGGTAAGATTGAAGAGCCTACAATGTATAACATTAAAGGTGGAGGTGAATGGTACGATGCAAGTTATCATGGCATATTAGTTCATAGAGATTATGAAGCTAAGACTGTTAAAGCAAAAGTACTGAAAGTTAAATTTCAAAATTTAGGCGAGAACGGAGCTGAAGCTTATTTTAAGTGGGAGCCACGTTCAGGTTGCTTTGTTCCTCATATACTTGAAAGTATTGAAGAAGAGCCAATGCCTTGGGAAGCATAATGCCTAGACGTAAATCAAGACCTATGCCTTCATACTTTGCTTCGCCTGAAGAAATGGAAGCGTGTTTATTTTGTAGAAGAAACGATATAAGAATAGCGCCAATGGGAATAGCAAATGACTTAGATCATTGGAAAATAACAATTAATATTGGTCCATATAAAAAAGGTGAGAAGCCACATATAGCTCCTTATATATACGATAGAAAAACTATATGGCCTGAATATTATAAAATGTGTAAATATTATTATGACAAATATAGAAAAACAGTATAGAGCTTTATTAGCAAACCTATTACAGTCTGCTCCTGAAAAGAAAGACAGAACAGGTGTAGGTACTAAGCATCTATTCGGTAGACAGATTGAGCACGATATGTCATTAGGTTTTCCAATGTTAGTTGGAAAGAAAATGTATTTTAATCATGTTATATCAGAACTATTATGGATATTAAATGGTAGAACTGATATGGGATATTTACATGAGAATGGCGTTCATTACTGGGATGATGATTATAAAAGATCAGGTCGTAAAGACGGAACACTAGGCCCAGTATATGGCGCACAGTGGAGAGACTTCAATGGCTATGACCAGCTAATGAATTTAATATATAATATTATTATAGACCCATCATCAAGAAGACATGTGCTAAGTGCGTGGAGGCCAGATAAATTAAAGAATATGGCTTTACCTCCATGCCATTATGCTATACAAGTTAATATAAATGATGATAAAATGGATTTGATATGGATTCAAAGGTCTGCAGATGTATTCTTAGGTTTGCCTTATGATATTGCAATGTACGGTGTATTACTTGAATTGCTTTGTGTTAATACAGAATACAAGCCGGGTAAATTAATAGGCCAACTTGGTGATTGTCATTTATATTTAAATCATCTTGATGCTGCACAAACTTATGTATATAGGAATCCTTTTAATCCACATAAGCCAATAGAGTTGCCTAAATTAAAAATACATGGCAATGGTATTGTATTCGAAGGTGGCCATAGAAGCAACCCTGGTTTAGTAATACCAAAGAAGAAAAACTTTGAATTAATTAATTATAATCCTATGCCGGCTATACCGGCAAAACTAAATGTTGGAAAATGACATATTATTTATATCACATTCCGGGTAAAAAAATCGGCGTAACACGTGATCTTAATAAAAGGGTTACGCAAGTGCAGGGTTATAAACCTGGTGAATACGAAGTTCTAGAGTCTTCAACAGATATTGATTATATATCTAACAGAGAAATAGAACTTCAAAAGTCTTTTGGATATAGAAAAGACATTAAATTATATAAAAATTTATTTAAAATGAAAATAAACGTAACCGAACAAACCACAACATTTCCTGTAAAAGTAACTAAACTTAAAGAAGCTTTAGAAAATGAACCGAATTTAATTTGGAAAACAGGATTTGGTAAAATTGCTTTGTGTCCAAAATTAACAAAATGGATAACAACAAACGCAATTGAATCAATGTATAATAGCGATAGAAGCTATGTATATAATAAAGCTTTATGGGAAGCATTTACAAAAATAAATAGCTTAGAAAGCTTGCAACAACAATTTAAACCTGGTACAACTGAAAAAGTTAATCATCAGTTATCAGATTTAGGTTTAAATCATTTTGATTTAATTAGAGCTTGGGCTGCTGAAAGAGGTATATACGAAAAAGGTAATGCTCATACACAATATGTTAAGCTTCAAGAAGAAGCTGGCGAATTAGCAAAAGCTTTACTTAATAAAGATAAACCTGAAATTAAAGATGCCGTTGGCGATATAGTTGTTGTATTAACAAACTTAGCATACCTCGAAGGTGTTACTATTGAAGAATGTATTGAATCAGCTTATGCTGAAATAGCAAATAGAAAAGGTAAAATGATCAACGGTACATTTGTAAAAGAACTTGAAGTTCATGAAGAAGAAATACTATAGAAAAAAGAAAAGAGGTCCTGTAGTTTCAAAAAAAGTTGAATATGATGGAATCACTTTCGCTTCTGGCTTAGAAAAATATATGTATATTGCTTTGAAAGAAGCTGGTATACGAGCTAAATACGAAGGTGAAACATTTGTACTATTGAATGGTTTTCATTTTGAAAATGAAGCATACGAAAGACAAGCAAATAGTAAAGGGGTATTTAAAAATAGAGGTAGCAAAAGAGTGTTGCCTATAAAATACACACCAGATTTTATTGGTAAAGACTTTATAATTGAAACAAAAGGCAGACCTAATGAATCATTTCCAATGCGTTGGAAATTATTTAAAAGATTGGTAACGCAACAGTTTCCAAACTATACTTTATTTAAACCACAAAATCAAAAAGAATGCGACCGCGTAATAGAAATACTAAAGAGTCAGCCAAGCATTTAGCAAGACGTAAATATAAAGAACGTAAAATTGATACGTTCATTAAATGGTCTTTAGCAACACGTGGTTATTTAAGGTGGAAAGACTTAGAATTCATACATGATAAATACAACGTAAAATGTTATGGCTAAGAAATTAAATTTATTTCAATATAGAAAAAAAACAAAAGTAAGACGTAGAGGAGTTCATGCTAAGTCTAAAACGTCTAACTTAAAAACAAGTAAAAATTATGTCAAACAATATCGAGGGCAAGGAAGATAATTGGTCAATGGCTATAGGTTTATATCCCGGATTATTATTCGGTGTAAGAACTTATGAAGGTCCAGTTTGGTCACAGGTGGTATTTTATTTACCATTTATTGATCTTGCTATAGAATGGAAAAATTAATAATATGAGTATACCTTTATTTACAGAAAGAATTCCTTATAAGCCATTTGAATATCCTGAATATTATAATGATGGTTGGCTAAAACAAGCTCAAGCTTTTTGGTTACATACCGAAATACCTATGAGCGGTGATGTTAAAGACTGGAACGAAAAGTTAACACCAGAAGAAAAGAATTTAGTAGGAAATATTCTATTAGGTTTTGCTCAAACAGAATGTGCAGTATCTGATTACTGGACGCAAAAAGTCGTATCATGGTTTCCTAAACACGAAATACAGCAAATGGCTATGATGTTCGGCTCACAAGAAACAATACATGCTGTAGCTTATAGTTATTTAAATGAAACACTTGGACTCGAAGACTATGAAGCGTTTTTACATGAACCAGCTACGGCTGCTCGTTTTGATAACCTTGTTGCATATGACGGCAACGATCCCGTGGGTATCGGAAAGTCACTGGCTACTTTTTCTGCTTTCGCAGAAGGAGTTTCTTTATACTCTGCTTTTGCCGTTCTTTATAGCTTCCAGTTACGGAATCTACTTAAGGGTATCGGGCAGCAAATGAAATGGTCTGTAAGAGACGAAAGTTTACACAGTAAGATGGGCTGCCAACTGTTTAGACATATGTGTTCACAAATACCAGGATTAAAAGCTGAATGTGAACCACATATATTTGAAGCAGCTTTAACAATGCACAATGCTGAAATGACTTATATAAATAAGATATTTGAGATGGGTGATATAGAAGGAATGAAACAATATGACCTTACACACTTTATTAAGAAAAGAGTTGGTGACAAACTTGCAGAGTTGGGTTACACAACTAAAAAGTATAAACAATGGGACTTCACGTTTTATGACCCCAAATGTATTAAAAATATGTCTTGGTTTGATCATCTTACCGGTGGTCATACCCATACAGATTTCTTTTCAGTTAGGCCAACTGATTATAGCAAAGCTAACGAAGGTGAAGACTTTGAAGATATTTGGTAATGAAAAGAAAAATATTAGAATTATTAGTAAGAACTAGAAGATTAACACCTAGCGAAAAACTAGCTAGTAGAATAGGTTACTTTGGTGCAGGCTGTTTATTATCAGCACACTGGACATTAGAACCTAGATTATATATAGCTGGTTTTTGCTGTGTGTTAATACAAGTTGCTAGTAGAAAACAATGGAACTTAGTTGTTTTAAATATAAACGGACTATTAGCTTGGACAAAACATTTATTTAATTAAAATGGGAGTACAAAAAAATATTAAACAATTACAAGAACAAGTTAAAATTTTAGGTGGTGCTTTAACAAGATCACTTAAAGACTTAGAGCAAGTTACGGCTTTAGCTCAAGGAACACTAACAGCTTTTCAATTACATATTGGAAAAGATAAATGGGAAAAATTAGTTAAAGAATTAAAAGATTTAGAAGATAAAAATGTGGAACAACGATTGGAAAAAGAATAAAGATTATCCAGCTTGGGGTGATACAGATGTATATAAGAAAACAATTGCAGGAGGTTATTTATTTAATGGCGAAACTCCTCGTGATGCTTATATGCGTGTTGCCACTACGGTAGCGAAGCGTTTAAATCGTCCAGAATTAGCTGAAACTTTTTTTGAATATATATGGAAGGGCTGGCTGTGTTTGGCATCTCCTGTGCTATCTAACACTGGCACAGATCGAGGATTGCCTATATCATGCTTCGGTATCGATGTAGCTGATAGCATACACGATATTGGTATGAAGAATTTAGAAATGATGCTGCTCGCAAAGCACGGCGGTGGAGTTGGCATTGGTTTGAATATGATTAGACCCGCCGGTGCAAACATAACTGGAAATGGAACGTCTGATGGAACTGTGCCTTTTTGTAAAATCTACGATAGCACTATACTTGCCACGAATCAAGGATCTGTCCGAAGAGGAGCTGCAAGCGTTAATATTAATATTGATCACCCCGACTTTGAAGAATGGTTGGAAATACGTGAACCTAAAGGAGACATTAATCGTCAATCGCTCAACCTCCACCAGTGCGCTGTGGTCGGCGACAAGTTCATGCGAAGACTTGATAACGGAGATAAAGAAGCGAGGAGGTTATGGGGTAAATTACTTCAAAAACGTAAAGCAACTGGAGAACCTTATATCTTATTTAAGGGAAATACAAACAAAGGTAACCCAGACGCTTATAGAAAGCACGGTTTAAAAGTACATATGACAAATATATGTAGTGAAATAACATTACATACAGATGAATCTCATAGTTTTGTTTGCTGCTTGTCGTCATTAAATTTAGCAAAATATAATGAATGGAAAAACACAAACCTTATATACGATAGTATATGGTTTCTTGACGGCGTGCTCGAAGAGTTTATACAAAAGAGCAAAGGTAAAGTTGGTTTCCATAACTCTGTTAGGTCTGCCGAAAAAGGTAGAGCCCTTGGTCTTGGAGTTCTTGGGTGGCATACTTATTTGCAGGAACAGGGTTTACCATTCGAAGGTTTATTATCACAATATGAAACAAGAAGAATATTTAGTCAAATCAAAATTGAATCGGAAAGAGCGAGTATGGCTTTGGCTGAAGAATTTGGGGAGCCGCTTTGGTGCAGAGGTTCGGGATTTAGGAACACTCATCTTAGAGCTATTGCTCCTACTGTTAGTAATAGTAAACTATCTGGTAATGTCAGCCCTGGTATCGAGCCTTGGGCTGCTAATGTATTTACGGAGCAAAGTGCTAAAGGTACTTTCATACGTAAAAATCCAACACTTAAAAAAATATTAAGAAAACATAAATTAGATAATGAAGTAATATGGAATCGAATACTAAAAGACGGAGGGTCTATACAAGGTTTAAAACAATTAGAGAGCGTTACACATGGGCCTCACGACATACCCGTCAAAGAAATCTTCAAAACTTTCAAAGAAATTAATCAATTAGAATTAGTTAATCAAGCTGGCATAAGACAACAATATATTGATCAGTCAGTTAGTTTAAACTTAGCTTTTCCAGCAGTAGCAACGCCGAAATGGTTAAATAAAGTACATATGGCTGCATGGAAAAAAGGAATTAAAACATTATATTATATGAGAACCGAATCTGTATTGAGAGGCGATATTGCTGATCAAGCTATGGATGAAAATTGTTTAGCATGCGATGGATAAAATAACAATAGAAAATATATTAGAACCTATTAGCACACAAAACTTTTTTCAAAATTACTGGGGTAAGCAACACTTAGTAATAAGAAGAAATAAATTTAAAAATTTATTTACGTGGGATGATTTAAATAATTATTTAAATAGATACCCTAATGTTAAAAGTTTACAAATAATAGAGGGCACCGATAAAACTAAAGATGGTAGATGGTGTTTAGATAAAGTACTTAAAGGTAAATTAAAATTACCATTATTAAGTAAAGAACAAGTATTTGATTTTTGGAAAAACAAAAATAAAACATTTGTTATACCTTTTGCAGAATATGAAAAACAAGATTTAGTTGATGTTTGTTTTGAGTTTGAAAGATTTTTTGGTAGAGGCCAAGTAAATGTTTATGCTTCGCCTAATGCTAATTCAAAATCTTTTCCAGCTCATGCAGATGCAACTGAAAACTTTTTATTTCATACGGAAGGCAAAACTAAATGGACTATATATAAAGAATTTACTCCAGATAAACCTAAAACAATTATAGATGAGTTTATTTTAGAGCCAGGTGATTTATTATATATACCTTCTTATATGTATCATAAGGTTGACACTATAGGGCCAAGAATATTATTAAGTATACACTTTAGTAATAAACCTGATCAAACAATAGAAAATTTTAAGATAACACCACATTCTCAAAATAAAAGATCTAAGTGGTATAACTGGTCACCTTATAAAAAAATTAGAGTTGTTAAAAAGGTACAACACGTTAAATCAAATAAATCAAATTGGTCAAAGCCATATTTTAAAGAAAGTAAATAATGAAAGCAGGAAAAATTTGGGGAAAAACAGAAATGATACACAAGAATGGTGTATTAGAATTTCATAGAATAGAATATAATAAAGGATTTAAATGTTCAGAACACGAACATAGATTTAAATGGAACGGATTTTTTGTAGAGTCCGGCGAAATGCTCGTAAGAGTTTGGCAAGACGATCAAGGTCTTGTTGATGAAACAATATTAAAAGCAGGTGATTTTACTATGGTTAAGCCAGGTAAATTTCATCAATTTGAAGGATTAAAAGATGGTATAGCTTTTGAATTATATTGGGCTGAGTTTAATCACGATGATATAAACAGAAGAACATCAGGTAAAAAAATATAAAATGAGAATATTTATAGGACACGACTCAAGATACACAGACGCAACAAAAGTTTGTGCACAATCAATTAAATACTATTGGCCAGAAGCTGATATAACTTGGTTAGATAAAGCTGCGCTAATAAAATCTGGTATATACGGAAGAGAGGATGTTGAGGGTGAATCAACAGAATTTTCTTTTACAAGATTTTATGTGCCTCTTTTATGTAACTATAAAGGTATTGCAATGTTTTGTGATAATGACTTTTTATGGAAGTGTGATCCAAGACAAATAAGAAAATATGTAAATCAAGGTCAGCCAATGGCTGTTGTTAAGCATGATGATTATGAAGCTGAAGGCAATAAAATGGATGGCGTACAAAACAAATCATATCCAAAAAAGAATTGGTCTAGCTTAATGTTATTTAGGTGTAATCAATTTGAAAAAAAATTAACTAAAGAATATTTAGATAATGCAACTCCTGCACAGCTACACGAATTTCATTTTCTTAATGAAAACAATATAGGTTCTATACCTAAAGAATTTAATTGTTTAGTTGGACATTATGATTTGGAAGGTGCTAAAGCATTACATTATACAAATGGAGGACCATGGTTTGATAGTTACAAAGACGCTGAAGCTTCTGAAGAATGGTGGAGAGTATACAACAGTTTGTAAAAAATAAACGTATTATATTTATCGGTAATTCTGTAGAGATTATGAACCATAATCTTTCAGAGTTTATCGATAAGTATGATATTGTTGTAAGATTTGGTAGAGCTATTGAGGCTACGCCACTACAAGAAAAGTCTTTAGGTACTAAATGTGATATATGGGTGACTGGTCAATTTAGAGCACCGGCATTTAATAATGTAAAAGAAGAGTTTGCTACAGGTAAATTTAAAAATACAAAAATATTAATAAATAGAAGTAGAGGTAACTTAGTTTTAAAAAATTGGGTATTAGAAGATAGACTGCCAAAAGATTTTCCAGAATATACTCAAATGTATTCTGATGAAGACTTAATTAGAATAATGGATCAGTTTGGCAAAGATTTAAGGGGTACTAATGATTATAGACCTAGCGCAGGTTTTATTACTATTATATGGTTTTTAGATAAAATAAAAACCTATAAAAGTATTGATCTTATAGGTTTTGACTTCTTTGCTAAAACAATTAATAAAAGACCTAAAGATAAACGAGGTAAAGTTAGTAATTGTGATCCACACAGTTGGCATTTGCCAGTATACGTTTTAAATAGACCAGCTCATGATAAAGACATGGAGCAGCAATATATGCGATCTCTTCAAAGAAGGGGATTAATAAATTGGCATATACTTTCAGATTTGAAAGAAAATGAAGTACCTTACACCGATTGGATGAGAGGTCAAAAAATTATGAAGACTGCACCTAAGTTTTCTAAGACATCAAAGATTGTGCCACGATCTCAGCAATAATTTCTACACACAACAATAATAAAATTGGTACAATATATTCCCACCAATCATACTTTCCGTTATTATTAAAATCAAAAAATTTCATTTTTTAGAAGCTAAAAACCAACAATAACCTTCGTTTACATTGGTTTCTAAAAATTCAAAATATGGTTCAAATTTTTGTAACCACCAATAGCCAGGCTTTATAGTTAAATGTAAATTTTGTCCAGTAACAGGAAAAGCTCCAGTAGCTGCCCTTGTACATATTTTATGATATGTCCACATATTACATTTATCGTATATGTGTTTTATAACATTATCAACTTTATCAGGCTCTACATGCTCAAGAACATCAAATGATACAACAACATCACTAACTGGTGGATCACCAGCTAACTTAGGTATTCCTGGATCATATTCATTTATTATGTACGAATAAGTAGCATACGTTGCATCAAATTCTTTCTTTAAATCACTTCTGCCACAACCATAATCTAATAATGATTTTGCACCTGACATAATCATATATTTATTTAACATTTGAGCTTTACCTCTACAAGCACCACCCCACGGCTTTTTGTTGTGCATTTTTTCTATTTGTGCCTGATACTCTGGCGATATTAAATTTTTCATCTTCTTGGTTCTTTGATAGTTGCCGAATTAGAAGATCTATCTATGCTTGGAACAGATTTAGGGTTGGGTGTTTGGCCGTAGTTATTTTTACTACTACCGCTACTGCTGCTAGCACTATTACTGCTTCTGCTAGTGCCACTGCTATAGCTAGGTATATAGTTATGATAATAAGGTCTATACCAATTATTCCAGCCATAGCCATATCCGGAACTATAATTTATAATTCTATAATTAACAGGTCTTATAACATCAATAGGTAATTTTAATGTATCACCTTCTTGAGTTACAGCTAATACATGTGTTATTTGTAGTCTTGGTTTAGGTTGTATTGAACAACTAGACGCAAGTACAAAAAGGGCAAAAAGGACAATTTTCCATAGTTTCATTATATTACTTTATACTTTGTTTTGTTATTTTCGTCTTTATAAGCTAATAAACATCTATTTCTATTAGCTTCTTCATTTACATAGCTCACGTGTACCCAATCTGGGTTTTCGTCCGTTCCAAATTCCCATATCATCTGATCAAACGATAAATTATTTTTTATATACTTATACATATCAGCATTACTCATATAACCATAAGTATCGTCAATATCCATTGCTTGGCCGTTACAATGCTGCGATTTACTCGAACCACCAATTGCTTTATTTAATTCAGGTCCACGATAGAACGAATTGATCTTTATAGGGCCGTTTACGTGCATTCTAAGAGGCTCAAATACTTTTTCTGATAGTAACTCCATATTACTTAAATGAGCTTCTGTGGGTTCATTTTTTAAACCTAGCCTCGTAGCAGTATTGCTATACACACCTTCCTTATATGTAACGTGTTTGCTTATGTTTTTCATTTAATTAATTTGTAGATCTTCTTCTCAACGTTGGAACAACTTTACCGTCAATAACATCTTGAACGGTTTCTACGCTTACCTTTAATTGCATAGATAAATCTGCTTGCCATGTAGCAACTGGTCTTCCGTCTTTTAATACTACAATTGCTGGTACAGATCTTATTGCTTGTTTTATACTTGGTTGTTGAGAATCAAAATCAACTTTTAAAATTTTTGCTCTTTTTAATTCGTCTACACCTTTCCAATCGTTTCTTACGTTCCAATTAGAATTCATATATAAGACAGTCATGTCTTGTGAAAATGAAAATGATGTAAATAATAATAATATTAAAGTGATTAGATTTTTCATATTTATTTTTTTGTTAGCTCATAAAGCTTTTCGTCTATATCGTCAAGCTTTTCAGCGTTTTTATCAACTTTCTCATCTATATCAATTATTGTCGAACGAATTAATTCGTCTTTCAAATCGAACTCAGTTCTTGATATATCTGGTTCGGGTAATTGCTTAGCGAGCTCTATATCAGCCTGCAACGCAAAATAAGTTGCGGCTAAAGCAATAGCTCCGCCAACTATCATTCCGATAGTTTTGAGATCAAGTTGCACTTCCGTATTTTCTGATAATTTTTTTGCCATAACTATTAACTTTCTATACTATATGTAATTACTTATTTTCTGTTTCTTTTAACATTTCTTACTCTTCTAGGCTTACCTGCTGGTTGCCCTAAAGCTTTCTTTTCTTTTATCTTAGCTGCTTTTTCTGAAGCAGACATTTCGCCTGCTGTTTTTACAGTTTTACTTGATACTCTTTTACTTGGTCTACAATATGGTGTACCACGTTTTTCACCGCTACGTCTTCCACAAGGTTTACCGGTTCTTACGTCTATCCATTTTTCTTTAAACCAACGTTTAAGTGCCAATCCTTTTTTAGTTTTTCTTACTGCCATTTAATAATTTTTTTACTTTATTTCTAGTGCATACCATTTTTTTAGCATAGCTAGGATTTTTTTTCCTATTGAAAACATATTGTTGATTTAAACTACCAACAATTTTTTGCATATTACCTTTTCTAGATTTAATCATCCATTTAGCTAACGCGCCGCAAGATAGTTCTTTAAATTTACCTTTAGCATCCGGAGCGTCCGAATCTTTCCAAGTCGGTCTATTTTTTGCCATGTTTTCTTCTAAGTTTATTTTTACAAGCCGTAGCTATTTTGGATTGTTTAGGTTTTTTACCATATCTTGCTCTTTGCTCCATAACGGTTAGTATTTGTATTTTCCTAGCAAATGATTTGCCAGAATTCATTACTTTACGACATGTAGCGTTAGCATCAGCCACACTTGCAAACTTAATACTAACCGTATCTTTTGGATTTTCGTCTGTATATAAACGTCTACTAGAGCCTTTTGGTTTCTTTCCAGTCCCTTTTACTGGGTCAGCCATTATTTTGCTTTTTTTGGTGCCTTATGTCCACAACCTTTATTTTTTAAAGCTAAATGTTGCTTATAAGTTTTTGCATTATGAACAGTTCCGTCCTTACAATACATTTTGTGAGGTTCAAACTTTTTTGCGGATTTATTCATTTTACCGTCCCCGTGCTTCATATAATATGATGATTCCACTACGTTTCCTTTTTGAGGTTTATCTGATTTACCTGGCATAATTTCTAATTTTTAATTGTTTTACTTCTTTTTTGATGATTTTCCATAATTTGCGGCACCCACTTTTCTGCATTTTGCAATAGCTCCACTAGCGTATGCAGAAGGAAATACTTTGTACCTTGCCTTTACTTTATGATAACACGCGTCTTTTGGCATAATTTAGTTATTTAAAATCTTTGTCTTTTACTTATTTTTGGTTGTTTTTCTTTTTTATCTTGTTTATTTTCCATTCCAAGTTCCCAAGTTCCCCATCCCATTAATAGCGCTGCTCTTTGCCACCACTCCGCTTCATCTCTCATTGCAGCTTCTATATTTTGCGCTTTTCTTAACGCTCTATCTAATGGAATATTTGTTGTTGCTGATATTATATTAGCTCCAGCTGATAATGCAGGGTTATTTAATGAAGGCTCAAATATATTTTCAGGTGTTGTATAACCTAAAGAATAACCTGCACCTCTTAACTTAGTAGCCTTGTTATGTAACGGTGGCGATATAGTTAAAGCTTTCCATGCGGCATCTTGAAAATTAGGTCTAGGTTTTTTTGCTCTTCTAGCAACATCTATAGCTACATTTTTTATAGCAACTACAGCATTACCTGTTAAACCAGCACCTCTTAATAAAGTATCTGCCATACCATTAGCTACATCACTATATTTTTGAATTGCTTTTTCATCTTCATCTTCGCCTGCAAAAGCTAAAGCAAATAAAGCTTTTTGCATTGCATTAAATAATAAGTTTTGTATTGTACTATAGTATATTATTCTAGTTATTTTTTCTTTTGGATCACCTCTTCCGTCAATTAAGTCTTGAGCATTTCTTTTTATAATCCTGTTATATTGCATCGGTGTATTAGCAAATGCTAATAATAATCTACCTGCATTACTTGCTTGTTGCTCGGATATTCTATCTGGTCTACTTGATTGCTGAGTTTCTTCAGTTATTGATTTAAAATCTAAAAACGCTTTATTTTCAGCTTCTTTTTGCGATAGCCCTTGTTTTAAATATGTATTAATTCTATTTCTATACATAGGAGCACCACCTGATGCAATAGCAAAACTATCTGCTATTTTTGTAAATATAAACCCTTTATTTAATAATAAGCTAATTGTGCCTTGTATACCACCTTTTTCTGCAGCTTTAGCTAATTCATTTTCATTTATATTTATTTGGTTTCCGCCTCTTCTTTCTTGTAAATAGTCTGAATTAAATATAGTTTTAAAATCTTTCCAAAACTGTGGTTGATTAGCATATGCTTTAGCCGCCATTAAAGGATTATTATCTTTAAAATTAATATAGTTTATATTAGATATTGTTTGAAGTACAGCTGATCTAGTATTTAAGAACATAATTGCACCAACAGAACCATTAACCCAATCTAAATAAGCCTGTATTGTTTTATCTCCTCCCCATTTTCTATTCATACCAGTTTTCATTCGCTGTAAAGTTTTTTCTAAAGTAACTCTATAGTTTTTACCGTATGCAGCTTCTAGTTTATTTAAATTTTCTTTAGTAAATATTTGATCAACATTATTTTGCCAAGTTTCTAAATGTTTAGATCTTTTGCTGGTATTAAATAATGCCATTAAATCGGTAGCAATATCTCCACTTTGCCAATTATTTTCAGGCTTAGCATAACCATCGCTTTTGGTTATATTAATTAATTGATTTGAAAAATCTAATAACTCAGGGTTATTTTGTACTTCGTTAACTAAAGATTGTAAATCTGTTTGACTTAAGCCAGGAACAGTCATTCCTTGTTTATTCCATATATAAACTCTAACAGCGTTGCTAAAAGTAAAATCTCCTCCTGATGTAAGCTTTTTTAATTTTTTAGGTACATTGCTTAATTTATTTTTTAAAGCTCTAAAATCATCTATTAATGCCCTTCTTTCTCGTGTTATGCTTTCATTTGCGGCGTTAAATGGGTCATATAAGTTTTCTTTATAAAATTTTAACTGTTGTTCACCAATTTTGCCCTTAGCCAATGTTCTGTGCATTAATCCACCAAAATCTTCTGCTCCAACAGGTACAAAATAATCACCAAATACTTTTCTTGTTTGTTTTCCTCTTGCCGTTGCTTTAGCTTCACTAAATACTTTTTCTGCACCTATACCTGTAGCTTTTTCTAAAAAGTTATTAAAATCTTTATTTAAATCTTTTTCTTTGTATACTTGTTTTACAGCTTGTACATTAATTTCATCAACTTTAAAATCTTGTATAACTTGATTATTAAAATTAACTCCTTTTATACCATATCCAGCATTATTTACTTTATAAATATCAGCAATAGTTTTTCCA